TTGACCCAGCCACCCGCAACCGAATAGGCTGAGAGACTACCATTGACATACACATAGGTGTTCGCTGCCGAAATATATAAATCCATCCAGTTAACGCCGGGCCTGATACTGGATATAGCCGTATAACTAGCACCATTTACTCCTAACCCAAGCCCTGCGGTGCCGTTAGCTGGGGTTGTTGTAGCACAAAATATTGTATAGCCTGAATTATTCCAGCCACCTCCGCCAGAAATTGGAACATTAACATAATTGGCTATCCCATTCACATAGGGTGATGCAGGACTATTAACACCATACGAAGAGAACCCCCCATTCACACCCATAAAGCGAATGCCTCCATTAGTGTCATTTCGTATCGTGTAGGTATTCGTACCGCCGTCCGCACTACGAGCAGACGAATTAAGAAAGTGATTTACATTTCCTGCATCATTAGCAATAATGAGATTGAAGTATGCCGAAGAACCAGCAGAAGAGTTTTGAAAATATGCCATTGCGTCCCCATTCACACCGGCATAATGGTATTGATAGCGTGTGTTATTATTAATCCCACTAGCACCCGCATAATTTTGGATACTTGCAGGCGTACGATAAAATCCATTATAGATTGCCTTTCCAGTCGCACAATCGAGGTGAATGTTGCCATCCGTTGTTATCAATTGAGCTCCACCATTATCTGTTCCTGAGCCGACAGTGAGTGGAACATTCCAAGTACCGCCAACAGGCTGAAAGATGGTTTTTGTATTATCGCCGACTCCTTTCATACAGACATCAGCATATTGAGCCGACGTGAACGCAGTGGTTGATGCAAATGTCCCTTGATACTGACGAATGCCATAGGTGTCCTTACGAACCATTAAAACATTCGTTAAACCGCCAGAACTATCGCTCCAACCATTCATACCAATCGCATCGGCAAATGGTGCTGTACCATCATTATTCCACGAAGTAAAAAAGAACTGTTCCGTTGTTGGGCTGATATCCTTGGGTCTAAGACTTCTATCATCTAATGCTGTATATCCTCCCGAGGCAGTGATAATCACACAATTCACATCTCCAGCCGATGTTATCGTTCCTGTTGTGTATAGAGTCCCGCCTATGTTAATTTGCGTACCAGACTGATACATAATGCTATTCGCAAATACATTCGCCGAGGACGCATAAGGAATGTAAGTTGATGATACTGAACCCGTAAAAACCGATGAAACAGGATTCGTGTATTTAATGAGCTGATTCGATGCATTTAATCCAATGGTAGTGATTGGTGTTTCTGTGGCAACACCTGTTATGGAAAGGCTACCGTTAATATTGGCAGAACCGATATCGTGGAAGAAACCTGAAAAAGAAACGCTTTGATTAACCGCCAACGCTTGGAAATAGAACACAATTTTACCCGAGTATGCTGGATAACGGTTTGCTAAAAATGACCCGCTGACTGTTGCGGGACTCGTTGTGATGGTATAACCAACTGGGTTGTCATTGATTGCGACCGCTGATGTCCCCACAGCGTTATACTGATACACAAACAAAGCAAGAGCTTGTGAACCAGCCATACCAGTAAATGTAAACGAATTTTGAGAATTTGTATAGGAGTAAGCACCTAGCCACATACCCATCGCACCGCTTGAAACTCCTGCCGTTAATAAGTAAGAGCCTGATAGAATAGAACCTGTGGGAACACCAGAAGGAAGTCCTACTGTTGTAAAATTCCCAGCAGATTGACCCGATGGCGTTTGAACCGTCTGGATAATGCTATTTAGATTAGATGTATATCCTACCCCTGTTGTTAGGGTATTGTTGAAGGTATTTGTGCCTGTGAATGTATTGTTGGTAGCCAAAATACTGGCTGCAGAAACGGCCGTATCCACGTACAGTTTATTGGTCAAATCTGGATTCGCTAGAGGAACACGGGTTGTTGTAATGTTCTGACTACCAAGATTAACGGTGGTTGTCGCCCCAGTGTATGGAACGATATCGGTTGTGTCCACCGTCGCACTAACTAGATATTGATTGGTATCGAACCGTGCAATCTTATTTGGAGTTGCAGTGGTGAGTTGAAAGGTCGTTGCGATTCCATTACCAATATTGCTATTAGAAAAGGTTGCGTCGGATAACCCGTTCAGTGTATAGGGCAAAAACGTGCTACCCGAACCCGACAGGGACATTCTATCTACTACGGTATATGATTTTCTTTATTTCTAAGCACAGGGTATAATGGTTCCTTCAGGTTATCGCAATTACGATACAAGAACGTTCGGGCAAATGATGGAGGATGCAGCCCGACGCGACTATGAGAATCGTCATAATCCCCCAAACTTCGCAAAAGCGAGAGGTGGGGTATTCCACGACCCCGTGCTAGGCGATATCATCTCGAGCCCCTCGTATCCCGAAGAAGTGCGTATGAAGAAGGGCGGCACGATTTTGGAGGAGGTAGAAGACGATTCGTGGTCCGCGTACTTTCAACAGCTATGGTCTGCGTTGACTTCGGACGAGCATCTTCCTAAACGGTTCCGTAAGTTTGTCAAACAGTATGGCCGGGAGCCGATAACGAGTATCAAGATGGTACGTGCACCAGTAGGAACCCCTGGTGTTATTGCAGTACAACTTATTACGGCGGGGAAGTGGAATGAACTCAAGCAGAAAGCTGGCTACGATGAGGTGTTTCATACGGGTCTGCTTATCAATGGTAAATACGTTATTGAGAAGTTGGATAAACTGGAAGCACGCGTGGACTCCTCCTATGGTTCACAGGGTGGCAAGGCGGAAACGTACGACCTTGATATGGGGGATAAGAAGGGCGAGATGAACATTGCGGAGTTGCTGGAGAAGGGACGTAAGAAGATGGGCCAGGCATTTTACACCTACGATTTTCTGAAAAGTAATTGTCAAGATTTTGTGAAGTCTTTAGCACAGGCCAGTGGATTTCTGGATGCGGAAGGATTGGCCTGGATTAAACAGGATTTGAAGACGCTCATCGAGGAGATGCCGAATCTCAGTAAGTTCTTAGGAGTCAAGCTCACGGACACTGCACGTAATGTAGGGAATATTGGAGAGGAATTGCTCGCGAAGAGAGGAGGCCAGATTATGGGCGGTCAGCGACGTGCCGTTCGTGGTAGGGGTGGTTTTTGGCGTGAGGCTGGATTCTAGAAAAAGAATCTGTCCCTATATAAATGTCGTCTGACCTAACGAAGGCACTAGCTCCATACGACAACCAAAAGAACACGGGTCCCGGCCCCCTGCCTACGAAGCCATTTCTATGGGCCATTGTAGGTAAGAAGGGGTGCTCGAAGACGACCGTTGTTCTTAACGTTCTTCAGCGAAAGGAGTCCCCCCTCTATCGCCACTATGATTTGATTTTCTGGGTAAGTCCCACTGCAGGGGCCGATAAGAAATTAGAGCCCCTACTGGAAGATATTGGAGAGGGCCAGGTGTACGACGACCTTAACAACGGTGTTATAGAAGACATCCTTGCGAAGTGCGAGGCGTACACGGAGCGGCATAATAAAAAGAAGAAGAGGGGCGACCCCCAATACTGCGTTGTATTCGACGATTGTATTCATCAGATTCGTTCTAAACGTGCATCGCTGATTACACGCTTGGCGACCCAGAATCGTCATTTAAAAGTTTCCTGTTTTTTCCTACTTCAAAAATGGAAGTCCTTTCCCACTATCATTCGTTCTAATTTGGACTGCATCACATTGTTTCATAATGAGAACGAGCAGGAAATTAAATCATTCTGTTCGGAACTGGGTAACGAAGAGAAGATAAGAAAGATGTATGAGTACGCGACAGCCGAGCCCTATTCATTTCTCCATATCAACGGCTATGCCCAGCCCACAACCTACTACCGGAGATTTGATGAAATTGAGTTCCGTAAATAATATGGACTCCTAGTATAATGGTCGAACACATGAAGCGTGGTGGCAAGAAACGCAAGAGCCGTCGTTCCACAATGAGCCAGTCGGTGAAGGTAAACGTGCACGTGGGCGACACGGTTCGCCTGCGTCCGGACAGCCAACGTCCGCGTATCAACCCAGGTGAGTTCCGCCGACTAGCCGGTCCGGGCAAAATGTTTGCTGATATTCCGCATCCACTCGCATCGGGTTCTTATGGTGTTGCCCCATCTTCTGCAGTCCCTTTGACACACCCTTACTTTGTTGCGGGTGCCAATCGTCAACAGCAGGATAAGCGCGATGATATTCTCCAAGTCGTGAACCCCGCTGGCATCCAGTCGGATTTGACTCCGTCGTCGCGACTCATTCCTTCCAGCAATAAGAATGCGATGCCACTCGTGAATCAGCCTGTTCTTTCGAAACTTCCATTTCAGGGAGATATCGCCCGCCTAGCCATGGCAAGTTCAGCGTTGAGACGGGCAGTGGAGAACAGTCCGAGTGCTGGTGGTATTATGGCGAACCGAATCTCTGCACCATCTGAACCACCATCGATTATGCAGATTTCATCGTCGTCGTCTGCTGCATCTTCATCGGCAGCAGATGAGGAACTAGAACAGGGTCTCGCAGAGGCAATGGAACTACAACGAAATCCAGGAACTGACAAACAACTAGAAGCACGTTTAGCGAATATGCGTCGCGGTGGTATGCTAACTGCGTTTTAAGAAAGTGAACCAAACACAACCATCATATAGATACCGAGGAATACGGCACCGATGAGTTCGCCAATATCCAAGCGTCCGGAATACATCAAATATTATATACGCCTCTATAAGTATATGACAGATTTTCATAAAGACCCTAAAAACGCAGAAGTCATCGAAGCCATCGAGAAGAAAGAGAATGATATTAAGAAGAAAGACAAACGTCGGGTATACGATAGAGAATACAAGAGGAAATCTCGTTCAACTAAAAAAGCACCTGGTCCTGCGAAACTAATTATTGAGACGGGTACATTTGAATTATCATTTGATTAACTACCACAGAAGACGCGAAGCATAGTAACCAGGGGTTCCCTTCTGCTGTTCATCTTTCTTATGGCGAATATGATACAGTCTTTTTCTTTCATCTGCAAATGCTTTCCCCTTGTCTCGTAAGAACGTGGGGTAATCGCCATAAGAGGTGTCGCCTATCGATGCCAGTTTCTTCCCAGCGTATACATCAATCTTTTTACCAGGAGTTGTGCTAGGGTGAATCATAACTCCAAGCTTCTTTGCCTGCCGTTGGGTGTATGGAAGGATGGAATACATACTATACTATATCCAGAGAATTGCCGTAATCAAAAGTGGTGGAAGCGTCATTTTCAATGCTGATAATATTTCAGCAAGAACAATTCCTTTTAGATAATCCCAGAGTGAGTCCCATATCCATCGACCTACGTAGACAAACACGGAACTAACCACCCTAAAAAAGAGCGAGCCAGTGACGGCGACTGCAGGCGTTCGTTTAGGAGTTGCCTGTCAAAATCCTCTTTGCTAACCGCACGCAAAGGGAACTTACTTGTTGCGATAGCAGATAACTGGTCAATGAACTTCTCCGACTTGTGATACCACGGGACATAACATATAACGCTGTATTCCAGATGATTGACCGCACCAAGGGCATGGCGAGCATTCTTCTCCCGCATATCGACAAATAAATAATCGTGCGGAGGCAACCTATCAAAATTAATATTCATGTATCGGTCGTCCCACTGCAAATATTTGCCGTGGAATTTGAATAGCGAGAGTTCTTCTTTGGACACGTCCTTAGAGTGAACGACTAAAATCTTGGACTTCGGAATCTCTTCTTTCTCTTCTTTCTCTTCGACTTTCTGCTCGGAGAGAAGCACGCTGGCAAGCACTGGCGGTACGGGAGCTCCAGAAAATAGACTCATGTTATGCTAATGTAAAAGAAAATAATTTCAAATGGTACTGCGACCGGATTCTCCTTAGCGTCCCATGAACTCAAATAATATTTATAGATTTCTCCTTACACTAAGAAGAAATCGCTGTGAAAACTGCGAAATAGTCCGCTTAAAAGTCTGGTTTATAGTATAAACTAGAAAATATCCGCTTAAAAGTCTAGTTTATATATTAAAACAGCTTAAACTGAACTAAAAATCATGATTATTATTCACCAAAAACCAGATATAAAGCGGATATTTCTAGTTATCAGACTATTAAGCGGATATAAAGCGGATATTTTCTAGTTTTCACGGCT